TATGAGGGGCATCACGCCGCGGCGAGACTCCTAACCCTGCCGCATGTGCGACAAGCCATTTCGTCCACGCTCGCAAGGCGTGTCGGGACAGAAGGGGCAACGCTCGCTTGGGGTTGCGTCATGCACCTCTTGGCTGACCCGCTGACCCCTTCGGCTGTCCGCTTCCAAGCGGCTCGCTGGACTTTGGAAGCGGCGGGCATCGGCGGGGCGGGGGGGCAGTCGGCGGGGGCAGGGATTGACGCAAGTGGTCTTGCGTCTCTCTCAATCGAGGATTTGGAGAAAATCGTGCAAATAGGGCGGCAAGCACTTTCCGACCTTACAATCGTGGATGCCCCACCCCCCGCCCCGCCCCCGAACTCGACGAGCTCCAATTTGAGCGGCTGAAAAATAAAATTTTGATTTTTTAAAATATTTGCTACAATACGTAGAATGAGCACTCCTCCACCCGATTATAACCGCCAGTATAACTTCAACAACTGGCAGTCTTATAATCCAACGGCTCCATTGCCGTCCCAGCAAGTTGAGGCTGAATTAAATGCCGCTAGAAATTCTATAAATCAGACGATTTCTAGGCTCAATGAGATACAGGCACAGGATGGATCTATAAACTTTTCCCAGGAAAACCTTGAACTTATAGGTGACATAGCTGGTTCTGCTGGGGAATTGGCGGCTTTTGACAAGTGCGAGGAGTATTTTGCCGAAAATTACGACCAGACGATAGTAACTCAGGCTGAAAATTTCAAGAATTTGGCCGAAACTGCTGCCAATGGTGCGTCAAGCAGCGCTTCTGCCGCAAGTGCTAGCGCATCTGAGGCTGCATCGCATGCGTCAAACGCAGCTAACAGTGAAAGCAATGCGCTTTCTTATGCTCAAAATGCAGAATCGAGCTCTGATGCTGTGTTTTCTGCTGTTGATTTCGTAAATGCAGTACAACAGAACATAACTCAGCAGAACTTTGACATAAACAACACGTATCAAGCGTCACTTCAGCTGAAAAACTACATAGAATCACAGGCATACAAGTTTGTGCACAAGCGCGAAGACCTGACTTCGGTTGCCGTGAACATGATGTACAACCAGGGAGATGTGCAAAACAGCTCTCTTGGGACGTTTTTCCCGTTTACGTTCTTCAACGAAAACAGCCAGGTGTCTGTTGATCCAGTTCAGTACGGTGCATCGAAGTGGAAGAGGCAGCACAAGGTGGAAGCCGAGCCAGTTGTGAACATAATGCACAGGGACATGATGGGCACCCTTGCCATGACTTGGCGTCTTTTTCATGGAGGGAGCTGGAGTGAGCCTGGACAGGGGTATGGTGCGCCTACTTTCGGCAATCAGTGGACGCCAGTTCTTCCGTGTTTCTTTGATGCTGACTTCAGTCCTGGCGCGACCTCGCTTCTCAACTCTAATGTTCAGGATGTTGAAGACGCTGTTGATGCGGCTCTTTGTCCAGTGAAGTATGCGAAGCAGCTGATTCAGGACGCGATTGCTGAAGTGGAGCTGATTCCAGGTCCACAAGGTCCCGCTGGCCCTGCTGGGCCCGCTGGAGAAGATGGAATTCAGGGTGAAGCTGGACCTGCTGGACCGCAGGGAATACAAGGCCCTCCTGGCACTACACTTGATGTCACAAATGTTTATCAATGGGATTATGTAACAGCACAGTCAACGACTTACATTGCTGGGACAATTGTTCAGTATGGATCTTTTCTTTATATAGCTTTAAATGATGTAGTTAATTCATCTGAGCCGCCATCAAGTGATCCGTCTAACTGGGTTCAATTTGTTGTTCAGGGACCTCAGGGGCCAACTGGGCCAACTGGTGCACAGGGCGAACAGGGTCCAGCTGGTGACCCAGGTGGTCCTCCTGGGCCAGAAGGGCCTCAGGGGCCTGAAGGACCTCCAGGGCCAGCGGCTGAATGGGGAAATATCGGCGGGGTTCTGTCTAATCAGACTGATCTCGCTCTAGAACTCTCAGCCAGGGCTTTGCTCACTGGTGCCGATTTCACTGGAAGAATTACATGTATTCCACCAGGGCCTACGTCTTCAATAAACATAGGCATTGTTGCGACAACTCCTTCTCAGTTAAGCCCTGGAGATGTCTGGATAGGTGACAACCTGAACTATAGAAATGGTGTTGGTGCCACAAGAACTGTCTTGAACGCTCAGACTGCTGGGGCAATTTCTGTTTCATCTACTTCAGTTCCAGCATTGAGAATAACTCAAACTGGAACGCATCATTCGTTTGTTGTTGAGGACGCTTCAACTCCAGACGGAACCGCAACCATAGTTGACAACGCTGGAAACGTGGGAATAGGAGTTCCTAACAATATTACTCCAATATGGGCTGGTTCTCACAAGCTTGAGGTAAATGGAGCAATAAAGGCGACAACCATAACATTTGACGGCACCCAGCAGTTCAAGGTGAATTCGGTTCAGTCTCATACTGGAGGAAACGACACCCATGAACTTCTTGTGTCATTCGGAGGAAGCACATATAAGATAGGAATGACTTTAGTTTCAACCCCATAATAACATGATCATAGCAATACTAATATCGTTGTCCATCGGCTTTGCTGGAGGATTTTACGCTGGCCTGAAGAACTCTAATTCTTCAAAGGTCAACAAGGCCAAGGAGATAGTTGACCTTATCAATAAGTGACTGAAAAGCGTAAGCCAGAAAGCGACTCGAAGGCTGAGGCTTACAAGCGTCAGATAAAGGCGGCACAGCGCCTTATACAGATAAGGAAGGCCAAGGAAAGCCTGCTGGCTTTCACAAAGCTTACCATGCCAAGTGTCGAAGATCCAGACAACCCAGAGTTATCTAGGTACACCGCGTCAAAGCACCATGAGGTGATATGTGCGGCGCTTGAGGAGGTGGAGGCTGGCAGGATACAAAGGCTTATAATCACGATGCCGCCAAGACATGGCAAGTCAGAACTTGCGTCAAGAAGGTTTCCAGCGTGGTTTCTTGGGAAAGATCCTTATAGGCAGATGATTTTTGCAACATATAATGACGAATTTGCAGAAGATTTCGGAAGGCACGTCAGGGACACGATGAGATCTGATACGTTCAAACAGGTTTTTCCTGGGTGTTCGTTGAAGGCTGGATCTCAGGCATCTGACAGGATACAGACGAACGAGGGAGGAATGGCGGTGTTCGTTGGTAGGGGCGGTTCGCTTACTGGTAGAGGCGCGGATCTGTTGGTTATTGATGACCCTATAAAAGACAGAGAAGAAGCAGACTCAAAGACAACTAGAGAAAAACTTTGGACTTGGTTCACCGATGTTGCGATGACCAGATTGATGACGGCTGGCGCAAGGGTTGTGATTATCATGACCAGGTGGCATGAAGACGATCTCATAGGCAGGCTTATAGACCCAAAAAACTCATGTTACAATGAGGAAGAGGCGAAAAACTGGAAGATTCTGGCGTTGCCAGCCTTGGCTGTAAATGATGACCCGATGGGTAGAAAGCCTGGAGAAGCCCTTTGGCCAGAAAGGTTTGACGTTGATTTTTTAAATCAGGCAAAGAGACTTAATCCCAAGGGTTTTGCGGCTTTATATCAAGGCACTCCATCCCCTGATGACGGTGATTATTTCAAGAGAGAATGGATAAAGACATATATGCCGAATGAATTGCCACGCAATTTGAGAATGTATGTCGGATCAGACCATGCTGTTTCCACTGATCAGGAGAGGGATGCAACTGTTCTGTTGCCGATAGGGCTTGATGATGAAGAGAACATATGGGTTTTGCCAGATGCATGGTGGAGAAGAGCTGATTCTATGGCAACCGTTGAGGCAATGATAGACATGATGCAAAGGCGCAATCCAATGTTATGGTGGGCTGAAAGCGGACACATAACCAAGTCAATCGGGCCGTTTTTAAGAAAAAGAATGGCAGAAAGACAGATATATTGCACCATAGACGAAGTAATACCAGCGAAGGACAAGCAGACAAGAGCTCAGTCAATAAGGGCTAGAATGAGCATGGGGAAGGTGTATTTCCCAAGATTTGCTCCATGGTGGCCAGATGCGCAAGACGAACTGCTTAAATTTCCATCTTCAACGCATGACGATTTTGTTGATGCCTTGGCTCACATAGGCATGGGTCTTGACAAGCAAGTTAGAGCTCCTGGGGCTCAAATAAAAATTGACAAGGTTCCAAAGAGTGGGACGCTTGCTTGGGTTAAATGGGCTGACAAGGCCAGACTTAGGGATAATTTCTTCAAACTTGGCGGTTTCTAACAATCAAACAAAATAAAATATGGAAAACATGAACATGCCCGAAGGGGAAACTAATATGATACAAAGGGATGTGGAAATACCACATGCCGCAAGAGCTGCGCTTGTCGTTGACTGGCTCAGAAAAGTAGAGGAGGCAAAAGCCCATTGGAATCCTTCTTTCGAAAGAATGAAGCAGGACATGGAATTTGTTGCTGGAAAGCAATGGGAAAACCAGGGTGATAATGACGGGAGATATGTTGCCAACATAGTCCAGCGTCATATACAGCAAAGAGTTGCTTCACTGTATGCCAAGAATCCGCAGGTCACGGCAAGAAGAAGAAAGACGTTGGACTTCAACATATGGGATGGAAGCATGGGCATGCTTCAGGCGGCCCAGGCTGAAGCCCAGATGGCGGCCCAGGCTGGAGTCATGCCGTCTCCACAGACGATAGCTTTTTTGAATGATTTTCAGGCTGGAGTTCAGAGAAGGCAGTTTCTGGACAAGTTGTCCAAGACTATGGAAATAGTTTTTAAATATGCACTTGAACAGCAGCAGCCGAACTTCAAGTTGCAAATGAAGCAGCTTGTGAGGCGTGTTTGCATAACTGGAGTTGGATATGTTAAGATAGGATTTGAAAGAATGCTTGGAAGAAGGCCTGAGGACAATTACAAGGTAAGAGACCATACGCAGCAGTTGAATACCGCCAAGAGGCTGGCTGCTGACCTTGTTGATAGGCAGACTGGGTCTGATGACAAGGAAGCAGAGCAGCTCAACATAATGATGAATGAACTGCAGAACATGCAGACGCACATAGTGCGCGAGGGAATAGTGTTTGACTTCCCGTGTTCAACCAGCATCATACCTGATTCAAGGTGCAAGCAGCTTAAGGATTTCGTTGGAGCGGAGTGGGTTGCTCAGGAATTCAAGCTTACAAATGATGACGTGAAGGAGATTTACGGCAAGGACGTAGCTGTCGGCAAGAGGACTCTGAGAAAGACGCTTGGCATGTCAATACCGACATATCCTATGGAAGACGAAATCATCGTCTATGAAATATATTCAAAGAGAGACAACCTGAAGTATGTTGTTGCTGACGGATATCCAGACTTCCTTGAAGAACCAAGCGAACCATATCCTTCGCTTGAGAGGTTTTGGCCGTTTTTCACGTTGTCCTTCAACGACATAGATTCGGACAAGGAGGTCTTCCCGATATCTGACACCAGGCTCCTGATGCCAATGCAGAAGGAGTATAACAGGGCCAGACAGGGACTCAGGGAGCAGAGGCACGCGAACAGGCCTAAGTATGCCGTGCCCAAGGGGATGCTTGATGATGAAGACAGGCTGAAGCTTCAGATGCACCCAGCAAATGCAGTTCTTGAGTTGAATTCAGTTACCCCTGGAACGAAGGTTATGGACCTGATACAGCCAATACCGCTTGCCCCGTTCGACCCGTTGATGTATGACACAAGCATGCTGTTTGATGACATATTGAAGGTCGTTGGATCTCAGGAGGCAAACATAGGCGGAACCAGCAATTCAACGGCAACTGAAGTTTCTGTCGCTGAAGGGTCCAGAATGAATTCCATTCAATCAAACGTTGACGACCTTGATGACATGCTTTCTAACATGGCAAGATCTGCTGGGCAGGTGATGCTAAGGTACTACAACGAAGAAACTGTTAAGAAGATAGCTGGCCCTGGAGCCGTATGGCCTTTGATGGACATGGCTACTATTTCAGAAGAGCTGTTTCTTGAAATACAGGCTGGATCTTCTGGAAGGCCAAATAAGTCGCAGGAAATAGGCAATTTTGAAAGACTTGCTCCAATACTTATGCAAGTTCCTGGCATTTCTCCAGAGTGGCTTGCAAAGCAGGCAATAATGAGACTTGACGACAATATGCAGGTAGAAGACGCAATAGTTGCTGGAATTCCCTCAATTGTAGCAATGAATGCTATGAAAAATGATCCAAATGCAAATGGATCTGATGCTGAGGACAATCCAGACAATCAAGGAGAAGAGGGAGGCAATAAGTCTGAAAGACCAGAAGAGGGTCCAGCCCCAGATGCCCCTGTTCAAAAAGATGACAGCATAAAGACTTGACAATAATTAATTTTGTTTAATATTGTAACGATTCATGGAAAACATGGATAATCAAGACGCTAATAGTATGGCAGCGGTTTCGTCAACCGATGCAGTCAGCAATGTCCAGACGGATGTTGCTGTAGGGGCCAATCATGGAGCAGCCCCTGTTCCGCAAGACGAAGTTAAGAGGAGGTCTTTACTGGATGTCGTTAGAAACGCCGTCCACAAGAGACTTGCCGACACAGAGTCGTCAACTGTGGCAAGTGGTTCTACGCCAAATTACGACAGAACAGGGGACACGGACTCCCGTTCTGGAGGTAATTCTGACGAAAATGTTCCATTTCACAACCATCCACGATGGAAGGAGATAATGCGTGAGCGCGAGGAACTCAAACAGAAGTCCAAGCATTACGAGGAAATTTCCGAATACATGCGTGCAAATGGTCTTTCCAGCGGTGATTTGGCTCAGGGCTTTGAAGTAATGGCCCTGATGAAGAATGACCCTGCTAAGGCCAAGGAGGTTCTTAACATGCACATGCATAGACTGGCTCAGTTTACTGGGGAGATTCTGCCTAGAGACCTTCAGATGAAGGTTGACATGGGTGAGATAGATGAAGCCTCGGCAGTTGAGCTCGCATCTTTGCGTGCAAGGCATGAAGCCGTTCATAGGCAGAATGTCGAAGTTAAGGCTGAGGCAAATGTCAATGCTGAGCATGCTCAGCAGAAGGCTATGTATGATGCTGTTGTTCAATGGGAACAGGTCGTTGGTGTAAGGGATTTAGAATACAAAAACAAGCAGGCCCTAGTAACCGACAGGGTTAAGGCCATCATGATGGAGTCTGGAAGGCCGTCCAATCCGCAGCAAGCTGTGGAATACGTCCAAAGGGCTTACGAAGATGTCAACCAGAGGCTTGGTCCTTTGGCTGGAAGGTCCAATCCTGTTAGAGTTGTCAGTTCTGCAAACTCGTCCAGCGGTTCTTCTGCACCGCAGCCCAGATCGCTTAGGGAAGCGATTTCCTGGGCAGCGAAGCGTCACACCTGATTCGACAATCGGGAAAAAACATAAATATATAAAATA